CCACCGCCAGACCATGCAGCGATTTGAGACCGAGACGGACCCGTGGGGCCGCCCGTGGGCTCCTCTCAAGCCTTCGACGCTGGCGCGCCGGCGGCATGGTGGCGACCGCATCCTGCAGGACACGGGGCGGCTCAAGGGCGGCTACCACTGGCTCGTTCGCGGTGACACGGCGGTTGTTCGCGCAGGCGTCTACTACGCGGCCTATCACCAGTTCGGGACGCGGACACGGACCGGGCGGCAGCTCATCCCGCCCCGGAAAATGCTCCCTGAGCACCCGTGGCCCAAAGGATACCTAGAGGACATTCGCCGCATCGTGAGGAGGGTCTATGGCGTGCATCGTCCAAGACGCACTTGACCGACTAGCGACATTGCTCGACGGGCTGAGCGTAACGCTCTCGGACGGCTCGGTTGTTACCGCTGTCGGGCCGAGGCGTGGCGTAGGGGGTAACATCCCGGAGACACCGTTCGTGGAGGTAGGTGCCCAGGGTGTGGACATTGAGGAGCAGGGGGTGAGCTGCCAGGTAACGCTCCGCGCCCAGGTGCTCGTGAGCGTCCGATTCGGCGGCGACCCTGCGCGGGAGACGGAGCAGCTCAACCGGCTGTTCTGTGTCATCCGCGACCAACTCAAGGCGGACCCGTCGCTGGGCGGACTAGTCGAGCATGCGCGGGCGGTAGGCAGCAACATCTACACGGTGGAGGCAGAGGGGCGTGAGTATTGGGCTATGATGGTATTAGTGGAGGTGAGATATCGTGAGTGCTGAAAAGCTCCATATCAAGGTGCTTTACGGCTGCTACTACCGCGGAGTCAGGTATGACCCGGGCGTCTATGAGCTGGACTGGGAGACGGCGAAGGGGCTGCTAAAAACGATGCACGCAATAAGGCACACACCGCCCAAGAAGGCGGCTAAACTGAAAGGCAAGGTGGTAAAAAATGGCTCGTAACATGGGCAGGTACATGGGGGTCGGGAAAGAAACCGCCTACGGGACTCCCGTGGCGGCGACCGCGTTCTTCCTGCTGGACGGGATGCCGTCCCACGCGCTGGACGCACCAATTCAGCGCGTCCAGAATCCCAGCGGTTTTGGCGACATCATCAACTATCCTGGTCAGAGGCAGGCAAAATTGGCTGCGAACGTCCTGGCGACGCCTGCGGAGCTGGGGCACCTGCTCCAGATGCTGCTCGGAGCTCCTGCTACGTCCGGTTCTGGGCCGTACACGCACGTTTTCACGCCAAAATCAGACGTACCCAGCTACACGGTAGAGTTCAAGGCCGGGGCGGGGTTCTCACAGTTCCCTGGCGCCAAACTCAACCGGCTGAGTTTCTCTCACTCCACCGATGGCGCACTTAAGGTCAGCCTCGACGGGCTGGCGCAAGACCGGGTTACCGGCGGCAGTGAGCAGTCGCCCAGCTACCCGACGGACGTCTACCTGGCGAGCACGCTCGGCATCACGCTGGGCGGCGCTAACATCTCGTGCGAGGTCGAGGAGCTGAGTGTGGACGTGGGCTTCGGCAAGGAAGGCGACGCCTGCTTCGGCTCGCAGACCATCGGGGGCGTGGACATCGCGGACGGTGGCGAGGTTACCGCTAACCTGACCTACCGCGTGGAGCTAGCTCCTGGGGTTGACCCCGTCGCCGCTCTCGCCAACTACAAGGCAGGTACCGCGACGGCGCTCGTGCTCAACTGGGTTCGCTCCGCCGGCGCGGACGAGCTCAAGATCGAGCTGCCGAACGCTGTCTACACGGCAGACCCGATGGTCGTCACTAACGACGCGCTGGGCTGGGCTCGGGTGAGCCTCCAGCTCCGCGCGACGGGCGCGGACGCCAGCTTTTTCAAGGCCACGCTCATCAACTCTACGTCCAGCTACTAGTCGCCGGATATACTGTGAGCATGGGCGTACTCGAAAAACTCCGTAGGCAGGTTCAGGTCACGGTCGGGGGCGAAACCCTGACCGTGACCGTCCGCAAAATCGGCATGATGGACGTTCTGGGGCTCGTGCAGCGCGTCCCAAGCCTCTACTCGGACCTAGTACCCTCGGACGCGCGCGAGGCTATCAAGGTGGCTGCTGAGGCTGAGAACGAGGCAGAGAAAGCGGCCCAGGGCCTAGCCATCGCCTACGCCATCGTCGTCGCCGGGACCGTGGACCCCCAGCTATGCCTGAGGCCGTCCGCGGACTGCCTGAGCCCAAGCGACCTCGAGGACGTGAGCGCTGAGACGCCGGAGGACCGCCTGAGGCCGATTCTCACCATCGCTGAGGCCATTGCGGAGCTCAGCGGATTGGAGGGGCTTTTTCGTGGCGTCGAGAAGGCCGAGCCAAAAAAAGCTCCGCGAGCTAAGCGAAAGAGCGGTTGAGATCCATGCCCTAGCGAAGGCGTACGGCGTGGACCCGTGGACTGTGGTTAACGAGTGGAGCCTGGGCCAGTACGACCTCAACCGCGCAGTACTAGCCGTCGCCATCCAGGAGGAGGAGCGCCGCGCGAAGCTCCAGGAAGCGCAGGCTATAACCGCCCGTTAGGGCGGTTATAATTGAGACGAGGAGCGCGCATGAGCCGAGAAACCCTAGAGGTACTAGTACGTCTCCGTGACCAGTTCACGCCGGTAGCGGAGCGCATCCAGCAGCGCATCGAGGGGTTCGGGCGCGCATTTGATGAGGCGGCGCGCTACTCCAGCCGCTTCGCCTATGCGTTCCAGGCGGCGGCGGGTGTAATCGCCGCCGCCAGCGTCCGCGCTTACGCCCAACTGGAGCAGCTTCGCATAGGCTACACGACGCTCCTAGGCTCTGCCGAGAAGGCAGAGCAGTTCATTCGCAAGCTCTACGATTTCGCGGCCCGTACCCCATTCGAGATTAGCGGGCTCATGAAACAGACTCAGCTCCTGCTAGCGCTAGGTTTCCAGGCCCAGCAGGTCATACCTGTCCTCTCCGCCGTCGGTGACGCTGTAGCGGCGCTGGGCGGTAATGCGGCACTCATGGACCGCGTAGTCCTGGCGCTGGGGCAAATTCGCTCGAAGGGCAAGGTCAGCGCGGAGGAGATGCGCCAGCTGGCTGAGGCGGGTATCCCCGCCTGGGAGATGCTGGCTGAGAAAATCGGGGTATCCATCCCCAAGGCGATGAAGCTGGCGGAAAACGGCGCCATTGATGCGACAACCGGCCTAAACGCCATCATCCAGGGGATGAACGAGCGGTTCTCCGGGATGATGCAGCAGCAGAGCCGCACCATCCTTGGCATCTGGTCCAACCTCAAGGACAACCTGAATATCACGCTGCAACTCATCGGCGAGCGACTGGTGAAAACGTTCCGGCTCCGCGAGGCCATGCTAAAACTCGAGGAGTGGATGAGTAACCTCGTTGACCTGCTCCGCAACGGCAAGGTGGACGAGCGTCTGAACCGGATTGCCGATGCGATGGGGCGGCTAGCGGCTGCGACTGCCGGCCTCCTTGCCCCTGGACTCATATCCCAGTTCCGCGCCTTCGTTACGCTGGCGTTCCGGTTGGTGCGCGTCCTCGGCCCCTGGGCTATCGCAGGAACAGCCGTTTACGAGGTCCTAAAAAAATTAGGCGTCACGATGGACGACCTAATGCCAGTCATTAAACGCCTTGCATCTGGGCTGACCGGTCTCTACAACATATTCTCTGGAATCATCGGCGTTATCACGACCGTGGCTGCGGCATTACTGGATGTCCTCATTAAGGCGATTGAGGCGGCCTACCTGAAAATAACCGCCTTTTACAGGTCGATCGCTAACCGCGTTGAGGCGGTGCAGGCGCTCTTCGACACCACCGTCTCATTATCTGAGCGCCTGGCTCGCTACCGTGCACTAGCTAGCAGGTCCATATCCATCAAGATGCCAGATATACGCTCAGATCTGGACAAATGGGCAGGCGACCTGAGCCGCGCCGGTCAACGCATCAAACAGGGTATGAGCTACATCGCGGACGCCATCACGGGAGGCGAGAACGATGCAACTCGCGCCACAGAAAGGTTGGTCCTCAACCTGGGCAGCGTGAAGGAGGAGCTCCAGTCCGCTGCGGTCAATATCGCTGGTCTAGGGGACCAGCTTGGCAGCACGTCTGCCGACTACACCGAGTATGAGAGGGGAGCGGAGAAGGCGGCGCAGGCAACTAGTCACGCCGTGAGCGAGGCAAAAGAGGCTGTTAGATGGTACGACCTGATGAACGACAGGCTCGACAAACTGCGCCGGCGGATCGAGTCATACGCCAATACTGTTGGGCAGCTCGGGGCGTCAGAGGCTCCTGGAGAAGGGCAGTACCCGCGGTCCCGCTTCCCCATCGTGTCCCAACCCGGGCCACCGACCGTAGGCGGTGCTCCGCTCTCCCAACTCTACCTGACGGACGAGCAGCGCCAGCGTATAGCGCAACTCGTGCAGCTCCAGGACAGCCTGCGCCAGGCTGGCATGCGCACAATGGCAATCACCCGTGAGCAGGCAGAGGCATACGCGAGCCTGCAGCAGCTCCTCCAGGAGCTGGAGGCATCGGTGGCAGGTTACGCGGCTGAGCTCGACGAGTCTACGTATACGACTGCCAGAGCGCGCCTCCGCGCGAGTGAGCTCTACGAGCAGTACAAGAGCCTACGGCTCGCGCTAGAGGCAGTGGGACGGAGCACGCTCCACATTACTAACAGAGAGTATCAACAACACGTCGTGCAATTGCAGGAGATGGGCAGGTATACCGCTGCATATGCAGCGGAGCTCGACGATACAGCCTACGCGCAAGCGAGGCAGCGTGAGGAGATGGAGAAGGCGGCTGCCGCCGCGCGGAAACTGCGCGACATGGTATCGCGCCTGAATGCCACGTTCGCTAACCTCAAGCAGACCGCCGCCGCTGGGCTGGCGGACGCGCTCAACAACCTGTTAGAGGGCGGAAATTGGGACCAGTTTGGACAGAGGCTGAGCGGCATAGTGCAGGATGGTATCGGCGCCGTTGTGGATGCCATCATCCCAGGGATGGGGCGCATTGTTACGGCACTGGGGCGGCTCTGGATAACCGTCACCAAGAAAATCAGCGAATGGCTCGACTCCTGGTCTGCACGCGGCCAGGAACGCCTACGCAAGGCAGCTCAGGAGCAGCAGCGCGAGCTAGCGCGAGGACTCGCGCTGCTCTCCGCGAATGCGTTCAGCACCATCAAGGAGCGCACTCAGCGGTTCCTCTTCTGGACGCGCAGGACGTTTGAGGTCGTGGTCAACGAGCAGGCGCGGGCCATCGCCCAGACGCTAGACTCCGCGGTCACTGGGGCGCTCATGCGCGGCGTTCGCGCCTTCCTCACGGGCGCGAAGGACTGGCGGCGGCAGTTCTCGGACGCCATCAAGCAGGCCATCCTCGAGGGCGTTATCCAGGCTATTGTCCAGCAGTCCATCATTAAGGGGATTTTGGGACCCGCACTAGATAAGCTCACGCAGGACATTACGAGTGGCAACTTGGATGCTGCACGGGCGACTATGGACGACATTATGGCACGGGCAGGAAAGGCCGCAGACTGGATAGAGGGGACGTTCGGGCGCTACCGCGATTTCTTCCAGGCCGGCCAGCAGCCCGCGCCTGGGCTAGGCGGCCCGCCCCCAGAGCCCGGGGCTCCGTCCCAGCCATTCA